TTACCCTTTATCGAAGGCGATCACGGCCGCGAGGGTTTGCTCTGCGAGGCGCGCCTGATCAGCGTTTGCGGTGTAAACGGACACTTCCTGGTCACCTGACCAACCGCCCACCGCTTTCAGCATCTGATTGCTGGCGCCCAGCTCGGCCGCGCGGCGCGCGCCGGCCTTGCGCAGGCCGTGCATCGAGCAGTGCGGGAGACCGGCCTGGTCGCACCAATCGCGCATCTTGTTGCCAAGGCCGGCCTTGGTGAACGGCTTGCCATAATGGGTGACGAGAAAGGTCTCGGTTCCGGTTACGGCCATGGCGTCGATCGCGGCCTGCAGCTGGGGCGCGACGGGTAGCCACATCGGTTTGCCGGTTTTCGATTGGGTGAACTGGAATTTGCCGTCGCGCAGATGCTTCCGGCCAAAAAGAGAGGCATCTCCCCGGCGCTGCCACGTCCACAACACGATCTCGGCCGCGAGGCGGGCTTGTGTGCCCAAGGCGTGATGCCGGCGATACTGCGCGATCTCTTCTTCCGACCATGAGTGGAAACCACCCTTGGGCACCGTGATCGGCGCGGCCTGATCGACCGGGTTCGGCTTGTCGATGCCCAGTAGTTTGAACGCGTAGTCGAAGAGCGGTTTCAGCTCGCCGCGCAGATTGTTCGCAGCGGACGGGCCGCCCCGCTTGCGGCCATCCTCAACGCGCGGCCGGGCTGCGCGCGAAAGGATCGTTTCGATGTGATCGAAGCGGAAATCCGTGACCCGATCCTGTTCGAACTCGGAAAAAAACGGCGCAAGAATCCGCTGTGAGTTTTGCTTTGTCGCCGCGTTTTTCCGGCCGGTGAAGGCGAGGCTATTGAGATATCGGCCCCGGAGCCAGCCAACCGTTCCATGCGCATGGCGATTTGCGCCAACGGGCTCGCGGCGATTCATCGCCGCCAGCTCGATCTGACCCTCCGGCGAATTGGGATGCGCCACAAAATAGGCGGTTGGGTAGCCGGTTTTCCGAAAGCGGTAACGGCGTTTGCCGTGTCGATCGACGAATGAGGAAACGTTGGCCGGCAGCTTCTCTTTACGTGGTCTTTTCATCGAGCAGGCGATCCAGGGTGTTTCCTTGCGGGGAGGGATGGCCCTCGATTCGCGCAGCGTAGACCTCGATCGCGCCGCCGGGCAATATTCGCACAGTGCCCACAGCCATGCCGCCGGCGATGCAACCTCTGACGGCGCGCGTCACATCATCCTGTTTGAAAGGCACCTTAGCAGTCACAGCAGCAGCCCGCGCTCCGGCGCAATTTTGGCCCACTGGTCGGCGTAGTCGGGATAGTCGCCGTCGCGCTCCCGGCGGAGGCGGCATTTCTGGATCCAACGGTGCCGCGTATCGTGCTGGCCGGGCATCCAGATGACTAGCGCATAGCTGGTGGCGCTGGATGCGATCTGCGGCTTGCCGTCGACCAGATTGAAGGGATCGGGGGCGCCGGCGCGGATCAGGCGATCGCGTAGCAGCACCACGCGCTCGACATAGGTGACGACATAGGCCGGCCGAAGCTCCGGGGCGAACATCTGCCAATAGCGTTCGTCGCCTTCGGTAAATGCTCCGCGCACGAACATGACCAGGCCGCGTTGGTGAATATCCAGTCCGGCCGCCATCCTGCCGGTGCCCATGCAGGCATGCCGGGCAGGGTGAAGTCGAACAGCTGATGGTGGTCACCATATCGCTGCACGTCGCTGGCGAGGGTTTCGCCAAAATATTCGGCGAGGGGCCGGGCCATGAAACCCTCGCCACAGGCCGGCTCCCATACGGACTGCATAGCGGTTTCTTCGCCCAGTTCGACCATCAGGAATTCGCACGCCGCGCGGGTGGCCCATGGCGGCGTTGGGAAATAGTCCAGACTAGTGCGGAAGCCGCGCGGGCCAAGGCGATCGTTCGATGTCGGTTCACGGCGCTGCATGACGGCGGTGGATCGGTTCTGGCTCATACCGTCACCGCCAGCGCCAGGAGCGCCGCCCAACAGCCGGCCGTGAAGGCCGCCAGGATGAAGGCACGCCAGTAGATGGAGGGCTTTTCAGGAAGCATCATCCGGGCTCGCCGCTGATCGCGTAGAGCAGCAGCGTGATGATGCTGATGGTGGCGAGGAACAGGATCGCGCGGGGCATCGCCCAGCGACAGAGCAACACGATATCGGACAGGGGCATCGTCAGTCCCTCATCATCCATGGCGCGGACCAGTGTTCGTGGGCTGGGCGGGGCGTCGCGTTCATTCTGGCCCGCAGGCGGGCGCGGGCTTCGCGGGCCTGCTGTGCCGCCTTGCGCCGGGCGATCTCGGCTTCCGCCTCTTTCGGGGTGCAGCCCAGCTGCAGGGCCAGTTCGAAGGCCTCGCGATGGGCACGCCACCGTTCGGCCAGGCTGGCCGGTTGTCGCGGTTTCGGGGATGACCGCCGCCCCATCGTTACTCACCGGGCGTTCCTGTCAGGCCGGCATCGCCGGGTTCTGGCCAGTTCCACAGGCCCTGCCGGCCGCGCATCGGAATCGGCTCCTGCCACCTCTCGATATCGGTCAGGGGCCAGCCCCAATTGGCATGTTCATCACAGTTGCTGTCATTGGCGCGATCCACGCCAAATTCCGCCGCAATGCACCAGCCATCGCGCGGATCGCCCAATACGGCCGTACCAATCCCGGCGCCCATGGGCAGGGCATCGCGCATGGCGGTTTCCAGCACGGGAATGCTCGCCCAAGGTCTGAGGCAGCTTTCGGCTGCCGCCTGCGCGATCGTCCTGTCGGCGTGAAGGTAGCTCAACGCAAAGTGAAGATATTCGACCTCTTTCTTGTCGATCTGCTTTGCCGCCGCATGGATCACGATGCGCTGGCCGATCAGCGATGACGGGACGCGCCAACCGCGAAATTCATACGGTTTCGCGCCAGCGATGATGAGCGATGCCCATGGCTGCCAGATGGTGAGCGCTTTCATGCGTCACCGCCTGCGCTGGGCGCAGCCAGCGGCATCCAATGAGTGGGAAAGCAGGGGTCATCTTCCTGCTCGCCATCGGACCATCCAGCCTCGTAATTATCGGGGTCTAGACCGAAATCGGCTTCACAAGCCTCCGCCGTCGTCATCCCTCGCGAATGCGTCAACCAGCGCAGATCGTTCGCCGTGCCAAAGCGAGCGGCGATGATATAACTGCCATCCCGTGGGGCGGTCTCGATCGGTCGCCATGGGTTTTCGGACTCCGTGGGGGCTCCGCCATAAACGATGCCGCAGAACGGGCAGAACTTGTGCGCGGCGATGCGCGGCTTGGTGCGCCGGTTCTCGGGTTTGCCGGTCGATTTTCGGAGCAGCTGGGTATAGGTCACCAGAGACATCGTTTTGAGGTCGCTGCTGATAGTGAGCGAGGTGTCCAACTCTTGCTCAGGCGCGAGCTTGCTGTTGAAATCCGCGATGCAGTTGCAGGTCATGCCGCGCGCCTCGCGCCGTGGGGGTCCGCCAGATCGGGGGCCGCGCCGTTGCGGATGAGGAGGGCGAGGGCGGGATCGGTTGCCGCCGCGCTGTCGCGCAGCGGCGGGGGTCCGGTGGGGCGTCGGGGCGGCCTGCTGTCGCTGTCGCGGCCGCAATCGTCGCAGATGAGGCGGGAGCCGCGCCACTCCCAATCGGGTGGCGGCAGGAAGGCGGTTCCGTTGAACTCGCGGCCGCAGCAGCTGCAGGACCAGATATGTGCTTGAGGCTTCATTGTGCGGGGCTCCTTCAGATGAACAGGGAAAGGATCAGCGCGCCGGCGGCCGCGCCGCCGATGGCGGCGAGGGACAGGCGGGCACGGTGGATGGGCGGCAGGGTGCGCACGGGCGCGTCGAGGCGGCGGGGGCCGGTACAATCGGCACAGCCGCACCAGGCGGGGTGGATGTCGCTATGCATGGGATGCTGCCTCCCGCGCCTCGCGGCGCATCTGGTGGGTGAGGGCGGCCCAATGGCGGGTGATCCGTTCCCGCTCGGGATCCAGGTGCCAGCGCATGGCGATCACGCATTCGGCCTGGTGGGCGAGGGTGCCGTCGAAGCCGCGCCGGCGACGGGCGACATTCGCGATGGTGGACAGGCTGGCATCCAGGGCCTCGCGGCGATCGTCGATGGTGTGATGCGGGGCCGGCTCGCCCTCCCCGGTGCAGATCCAGCGCCAGTCCGCCACGATCTGTTCGAACAGGGCGATCTGGCGGGCGGCCTCGTCCGCTTCGATGCGGCCGGCGGCGATCAGATCGGGGAACCGTTCGCGCCGGGATGCCAGCATGGATTTCGCCATGGCCAGCAGATCGGGATAATCACGGCGCAGACGCGGCGGGTAATCGGCCTCGATGCCCTGCCACACGGCGAGGTCCGGTGCGGTGCTCATATCACCGGCTCCACATCGCCTTTGGCCTGCTGAAAGATCCAGCAGCGCGAGGTGGCGCCGGCGGGATTGTTGACCGAGGCATTGGCGGCGATGAATTTGCGGGACTGGCTGTTGCGCAACAGCTTCTTCAGCTTGTCCATCGGCGGCGGGGTCAGGCCCGCGGAACGGCAGCGGCTTTCGAAATGGGGCAGGTTGACCGCGATCAGCGTCTCGCGTTTGCGATGCTGGTTTACGCTCTTGCCATCGTCCCAGGCGTTGTCATGGTCGCGGGAGAGCAGATAGTCGTATTTCTCCCAGAAATCGGACACCAGCGGATGATCGCCGCCGCAGGCCTGCTGGCGATCGAGCGCCATCGCATCCACCTGCGCGAGTGTTTCCGCGATCCATTCCGGCTTGCATGTGGGGAACAGGTGCGGAAGCGCCTCCACCGCTGCCGCCAGCTGGCTGTGACATTTGATGGGGCGGGCGTTGTAGAGGCCCGCCACCCGCTTCTTCATGTCGTTATCGTGATGCTGGAACCGCTCGAAGAAGAAGGGGAGGAACTTCGCCTCGTTACGGCACACATGGACGATGGTGCCGGAAACATCTTCCGGCGCCCATTGCTCAAGCCGAATGGCGGCAGAGCGGGTCGCGTCCGACCAGCGCGACTTGTCGATCTTCATCGACATGAGCCGTTCCAGAACGGCCGGAATCGCATCGATCCGTTCGTTCTGCATCAGATAGATAGAGCCGAGGAAGGGCGGTTCGTCCGTCTCGTAGCCGCCGCTCTTGCGCCCGGTGCCGCGCGGAGAGCGACCGTTATACAGCACGAGCAGCTCGTTATAATCGAACTGCGGCACATGCCGGTTTTCATCGTCGCCGCGCCGGCCTTCCACGAAGCCGACAGGCAGGTTGGCGACCTTGACGAGGGTGCGGGCGAGAAAGGCGCGGGTGGCCTTGTTCGGATCGAAACCTTCGTATCCGTTGCGGCCGAGTGTCTTCCAAAGGAACTCGATCAGGGTGGATTTGCCGGAACCCGGCTCACCGGTGATTTCGAGGAAGCCCAGCGACTTGTGCTTCTGCCGGATCTGCACGGCGAAAAGCGACATGCAGAAGAAGGCGAGGGCGATCAGGCCCTTCGGCCCATAGGCGGCCCAGATATCCTCCACCCATTTGAAGCTGATGCGATCGGCATCGTAGTCGATATCGAGCAGGCGTTCCGGGCTGCGCAGCTTCACGGCGGCGCGGCCGATGTCGAAATAGTCTTCCCGGTTCGCCTCGATCAGCCGGCCATCGCGCACGGCGATATCGCCCAGCACCCAGCAGCCATGCTTCGCGGAATAGCCGGTGAAGGGGATCGGCTCGACCACCTTCAAACGGCGGGTCTGATTGCGGATCAGGCGGTCCAGCTGCTCGCCCGTACCGGACCACATGCCGGCGAAGGCCATTAGGCGCTTCTTGAACTCGCCGGAATTGGCACAGGCGGCGGCCGTAAAGCGGGCCTTTACGGTGTCCTGCTCGTAGGGAAAATCGAGCTGGAGATAATAGTTCGTCTCGTCCGCGATATCGTCGCGTTCGCGGTAAAGCAGGCGGAAGGCGCAGTTGGCGATTTCCTCGGTTTCGAGGGTGCGGCTGCCTTCATCGTCAATCTTGACCCGCGCCCACCACAGGCGGTTGCCGTGGCGGAAATCGAAGCTGCCCAGGGCGGGATGGCGCGCCGAAATCAGCTTCGCCTTCTCGCGCGGTGTTGGCGCGATCGTGATCGCCCCGTTGTAGAGATATTCCTCGATCCTGTCGGGGCCAAGCGGCGCTTTCTCCGCATCCCCATTCCAGGACTGGTGGCGCAGGAGGAGGTCGTTCCAGTCGAGCTTGGTGCCTTCGCCGTCCGGCCGGACCTGCGCCGCAGTGGCGTCCCAGCCTTCGCCCCGCGCGCGTTCGATATGCTTGCGGCTGAAGCGGACGCCGGCGGCGCCCACATCGAAGGCGAAGATCAGGCGCGGGCGGGATGCGCGGTTCGCATCGACCAGCGCCTGCCGCAGATCGGACAGGAAATGTTCGGGGTAGGGGTTGGTCGACATGTTCGACACGGCCGGCCGGCCCACCATGGTCAGCGCGACCGCGTCGAAGATGCCTTCCGTGATCCAGATTTCGTCCGCTGCGGCGAGAGCGGAGAGGGAGACGGTGTTGGGCAGCCAGCAATGCCCGCTCCATTTGGCGCGCGGGCGAAAATGTGCCTTGCGATCGAAGCGGCCGGGGCGGTCGATGATCCGTTCCCACCACGCGCCCTCCGCCGGATCGCCGATCGGGAAACGGATGGTGGCGGCAGTGTGGCCGCTATCATGGTCGCGATACAGTTCCTGCGAGTAGGTGCCGCGCAGGAAGCGCATGTCGAGACCCCGTTCGTGCGACAGATAGGCATCGGCGGCGGCGGTCGGGTTTTCCTCGCTGGGCGGGAAGCGCTTCGACCAATCCTCAAATAGATCGGGCAGCAGGTTGCGGACGCTGTCTTCCCACCCGCAGCGATCCGCGCGGCTGCAGCGCACGACCTTGGGGTCTTTCGCGGCGGTAAAGACCTCGCGCTTGCCGCAGTCGGGGCAGGTGCCCTCCTGCAACCAGGTGCCGCCCGTCTTGCGGAACTGGAACTGTTGCTGCAGCCCTTTGAGGATTTCGGCTTCGAGGTTCACTGGAACAGTGCCCCCGACAACGTTAGCGCAACGGTTTCGCGAACAATGGCGGCAACCCACAGCTTGCCGTCGTCATTTAGCTCGTCCCATTGGGGGGCGGCGAAAACGCTGATGACGGGATCGCTATCCGTCATTTCAGCGGCCGCTTCGAAGAAGACGCTGAGCGGAATGGCCCGAACGGTCCTGGGATCGAGCATCACGACAGCTCCGCCAAGGACGCCGCGTCGAAACCACCTTCGCTGAGCCAGTATTCATCGGGCAGCGGGGCGTGGTCGAAGCTGTCGATCAGCTGGTGCGCGCTGGCGCTGATGCCGCCATGGGGGAGGGCGGCGTAGCGATTGGCGGCGGCCTGCAATGCGGCGCGGCGGCGGCGCTGCTCGCGTTCCTGCACCACAGTCCTTGTGCGGACGATCTGGCGGGCTCGGATTTCACCGATGCCGGGGAATTCCCGCTTCACAGCCTCGACCGCGTGTTGCGGTATGGACGGCCGTCTCACAGCGCCACCTGCGCGGAAAAAGGGTTGGGGCCGGTATAGGCGCGCGGTGCGCTGGCCATTTCGTCCTCGCCCCCACCGCAGCGCCAGCACAGATCGCGCCAGCCCCGGCCGTTGGTGAAGGTGGGGTGCAGCGTCATGGTCTGCCGACCGCAGGCGGCGCATCCGCGCGGATTGGTTCTGGAAATGGGCAAAGTTCCCCCTCCGCCCGGATCGCGGGCGTTGCTGGTGTTTTCGAAGCGGTGAGTGGTGGGAGAGCCGGTCAGCCGGAGCCGAACATACTCATCTGATCGGTATCCGGTCCGTCACGAGCGGGCGGGCGGACATGGGGCACCTGATCGCGCGGGCAGACCGGCAGATCGAGATCGGGGCGCTGCACGTTGCCTTCCACCAGCGTGTGGATGAAGGCGATCTCCGACTTGAAGATGTGCCCGCAGCCGGAATCGGTGCAGTGGCAGATCATGTGCTTGACCGTCTGCGTCAGGCGCAGGCTCTTGCGGATGAAGGCCGGCGCATCGCATTTCGGGCAGACGATCAGCGCGGAATCCTTGGCCGGGCCGCCGCCGCTGCGGAGGCGGAATTCCAGTTCCGCCTCGATCAGCGGTGCGCCGGGCTTGAAGGGCAACGCGCTCATGTCCGATCCCCCGCGATACGATCCAGCGCGGCGAGGCTGTCCTTCAGCGAGCCGATGGCTTCCTCCCCCTCTTTCCGCGCGCGGCGGATGGCATCGGGGCTGGCATTGGCGGCCGCTTCGATCAGCGCCTGGATGGCCTCGCCCGTCTCCTTCGCGGAACGGCCAGCCATGGTGGCGATGCAGGCATCCGCCAGTTCCCGCTCCACGATTTCGAGGCGCAGGGCATAGAGGCGGTGGAAGGGCGCGTGGTCGCCGCCGGCCGCGATGAACGCCCGGTCGAGCCGTTCGGCATCGATCAGGCGGATTTCGGTTTCGCAATCCGGGTCCGACCAGTAGCGGACGGTGCGGTCGCCCACGCCGCAGATCGCGCCGCAGCGGTCCCAGCCAATGACCGATGCGATGATCGTCAGGGTGCGATGATAGGTGAGAGGTTCGCGGCGCTTGGTCACAGCTTCAAAACCATGATGCGATTGAAAGAGACGCGTGTGGCTGGGCGCTCTACCCGGCCTGCGTGACGAGAATGATGGACCCCCCGCATGATCTATTCCGCCCTGGCGTAATGCAGCTGGGCGCGGCGATCGCCGGCGCGACGATCGAGGCCGGTGAAGCGGCGGCCGATGCGCTGATCGATGGCGATCTCGCGGGGATAGATGTCCGGGCGGAGCTCGTGGCGGCAGATGCCGTAGAGGTGTTCGGCCGCGAGCACATGTTCAGCCGGCAGTTGCTTCGACTGATTGATGATCCGCCACATCGTCGACTGCGGGATGCCAAGGTCACGACCCATTTGGCTGTCGGACCCCGCTGCATCACGGCACGCGAGCAATGCTTCATATCGGGTAAGGCGACTATCCATAAGTGGATAGCTATGCGTTATCGGGTTGAGGGTCAACCCTTAAATGCATGGAGCGAAGCTAGTCAAAAGTGGGTAGCTAAGCGGCCATGAGCGGATTCCGTCCCGAGCGGTTAATCGAGTTGCGAGAGGCTCGCGGTTGGTCACAGTCCGAACTCGGCCGCCAATCTGGTGTCGGCCAATCAACGATTAATCGGCTCGAACAGGGCGAAACTCGAGCGCCGCGCAACGTCTTCGACATTGCGGAGGCGCTGGGAACCTCCCCCGATTACTTGCTGGGACGGACAGATGATCCGGGCTTTGTCGACGGTCAGAGGCCGCCGCCGAGCGGCTCGGCACAAGGAGCGACCGAACAAAATTCCGACGAAGTAGAAATCGACAGTCATGATCTCCGCTACGGGATGGGCGGCACATTCGTGGATATCGAGCCGGGCGCGATCGAGATCGCCAAGGCGAAGTTCTCGCGCGCATGGCTGCGCAAATTCACGCATTCGGCGCCCGAAATGCTGTTCACCACGTCCGGCATCGGGGATTCGATGCGGCCGACGATCGAGGATGGCGATATCGTGATCGTCGATCGTTCCCAGCGCCTGCAGGACAGCCTGGGCGAACGCATCTGGGCGGTGGTGTTCGGCGGCGTCGGGATGATCAAGCGGCTGCGGCCGATGCCGGACGGCACGGTGAAGATCATGTCCGACAACCAGTCCGTGCGCGACGACATCGCAACCGATGGCGATCTGCATATCGTCGGCCGCGTGGTGGCGAAAGTCAGCCGGCTGTGATGCGGGAGATCGACAGGCCGCTGCCGGCCATGTCGCTGGCCGTGGTGGGCGCGATCCACGCCAATAGTGATGGATCGAACCGGCGTTTCGAGATCAGCCTGTGCCGGCCGGGCGAACCGGTGGATCTGCGCCCGGAGCGGAAGAACAGGCATGACGAACGCGCGGTGGGCGTGTGGTCGATGCGCGGCATCCAGATCGGCTATCTGACGGCGGAACGCTGCGGCCGGATCGGCGCGATCATCCGAATGGGGCGCGAGGTGCAGGCGGTATTCCAGAGCGCGACACGGTTCGGCGCGTGGATACGGGTGGCATTCGACGGCGAAGTGCCCGTGGTGGCGGTCGAGGACGACGCGCGCGGGGCTGACGCTGAAGTTGATGCAGAGCCGGATTTCTATCCGGATGAGGTTTGGCCAGATTGAGGCACGTTAAGGGGGGAATTATGACCGAAGAAGCAAAGCCGAAGAGCAATCTGCTGCGTAATATCTGTTTGGGTGTTGGCGGAATCTTCGTGGTGCTTATTGTGATTGGCGCCTTGGCCGGTGAGGATAAGCCTCAAAGCGCTGGTGCAGCAACGGCGACAATCCCCGCTCCCTCGCAAGCGCAGGTGCCCGATCTCCCCGATCTGGCTGATGTGGACAGGCCCGGCCTGAGCGGGCCGGCGAACAATGCCCGCCGCAGCGCGGAATCCTATTTATCGATGCAAGGGTTCTCGAAAGCAGGACTGATCAATCAGCTATCATCCTCGGCAGGCGAGGGATACGAACTTGCCGATGCGACGGCAGCGGTGGAAAGTCTGGATGTCGACTGGAATGAGCAGGCGGTCCGTTCAGCGAAGACCTACCTCAGTATGATGGGCTTCTCGTGCAGCGGTCTGGTCGAGCAGCTTTCGGCCGACGCTGGAGAAAAATTTACGGCGAGCCAAGCCAGATATGGAGCTCAGCAAGCCGGAGCTTGCTGATGCGGCCGATGGCGAGATGGTGATCGTCGATCGCTCTCAGCGGCTGCAGGACAGCTTGGGCGAGCGTATCTCCGTGGTGTTCGGCAGCATGGGCATGATCAAGCGGCTGCGGCCGATGCCGGACGGCACGGTGAAGATCATGTCCGACAATCAATCCGTGCGCGACGATATCGCCACCGATGGCGATCTGGATGCGCAATCTCGAGAACAACCGGTGCTGAGCTATCGCGAGTTAACAAGCCAACGAACACGCTCTTGCTCTATAGTAGTTGGGCGCCAGCGTAGTTCATTTCACCCAAGAGCCTCTTATCGTCAACCTAGTTATTTGAAAAATCTGGAAGATTAAGAGTGAGCGCGATGCCGAGAAAAGAAAATCGTCCCGCCTTGTCTATCGATGAAGATGTCATATTTCGTCAGATGGCTGACAGCGCTTTCGATTTCTTGAGTTCAGCAAGAAGCGATCTTGAGATATATCCAAAATATGCAGTTATTCATTTTGCTACCGCCATTGAGCTAATTCTCAAAGCTCGATTATTGAGGGAGCATTGGGCTTTAACGGTAAGTGTCAGTGGTGAAGCTGATCGAAAAAATTTCCAAAATGGAACTGCGAAGACAGTAACCCTAGATCAATCCATCAAGAGACTTGAAAATATCGCCGCGGAGAAATTACCAGCTGGCGCTGCGGAGGCGTTTAAAGTTATCGCCGCCCATCGAAATAGAATGATTCACTTCTTTCATGAGATCGACTCAAGTGAGGCGGAGGAGGCGCTTCGGACGAAAGTAACTAAGGAGTTGCTAACAGGGTGGTATTATCTTGTGCAAATTCTCCGCAATTGGGAGAGCTACTTTTCAGAATATCAAGAGCAAGTGGTTGATATAGAAAATAGAATGGGCAGCTTGCGAAGTTACCTGTTGATTGCTTTTGAAAAAAAGGAAAGTCAAATAGCTTATGATCGTGAATCTGGTGTAGAATTCAGAAACTGCTCCAGTTGTTCTTACGATAGCGCCAAAGTTTGCAATGTTGATGGCTCGATTTCAGAGATAGAGTGTTTAGTTTGCGGTCTTTTAGACAGTATGGTGCGATTTCCTTGCGGTGAAGAGGGTTGCGAAGGGATAGTGTCCGTTACGAGCGATAACACATCAGGGGGAAAGTGTGATATCTGCTCGAAGAGCGTCGAAGAGACGGTTATAAGACGGATGTTGAACACTGACCTAGAAGCAGAAGCGGGAAGGGTTCAGAAAAATTGTGGAGTCTGCGCTTCAATAAATACGGTGGTGATTCATGAACAAACCTTTATTTGTGTAAGGTGTCTTGCTCATGAGAACAGCGTGTCAATGTGTGAGTGGTGTGGGGAATATCAGTTAGGGTACGACCTCACAGATAGCTTTTATATTGGGTGTCAATTCTGCGAAGGGAGGCGTTCTTGGAAGTAATGGGTAGTGCCTTGCGCCTGGGTCAGGCGCTCTCCATCGAAATCCGTTGGGACAGTCCGCCGCTTCCCAGTGTGGTCTCCACGCTCTCGATCAGCCAGATCAGGCCGTCGATCGTCGCGTTCCATCCCTGCAGACTGACGCGCTGATCGGGCTGCAGGGCGGGATCGGCCACCGCCAGGGCATATTCGAAGCGGTAGGGACGGCGCTGGTCGCGGGAGGCCGCGCCTTCCGCCGCCTGCCGGGCTTCCTCCTCGCTGCCATAGACACGGCCGACGCGGCGCGGGTTTTCGCCACCGGTGCTGACGGTGCGCCGGCGGCCGGCCTCGCGATCGTGCCATTGCGCCTGCGCGCCATCGTAGGAATCACGCTCTGCTTGGGTGAAGCGCCATGTCCAGCCATCGCGCTTCGTCAGGGTGACGCCGTCCAGCGGCATGCCGCCGGCCGACAGGCTGGCGCCGATCGGGGCGAAGAGCAGCAGGCCGCCCTTCCAGGTGGCTATGGCATCGTGGGTGCGGCCAAGCTGGCGGATGAAGGCCATGTCGCTCTGCCCTTCCTGATCGAGCGCCTGCACCGCGACATCGGCGAGAGCGGCGGCAACGCGCGCGGTGCGGCCATGGCGGCGAGCAATCTCCGTCACGATCGCGCCCAGCGTGGTATCGCGCCAGCTGCAGGTGCGGCGCTGGCGATAGCTGCCGGTCATGTCAGCGGAGCGGGCGCGAATCTCCACCATGTCGGGCGGACCCTGCAGCGAGACCTCGTCCACCACGAAGCGGCCCTTGTCGACCAGGCCGACCGGAGCATCGCTGCCGCTGCGCCAGCCCAGCGAGAGCAGCAGCGCGCGGCCGGGCTGAGGCGTGGCCAGCAGGCCATCGTGGTTCTGCAGGGTGATGGAGAGTTCGTCCGCTTCCGCCTCCCGCTTTTCCGACAGGGTGAGTTCGACCAGGCGCGGGTTGATGCGGTCGGCCAGATCGGCGCCGCCTTCGACGCGCAGGGACAGGCCGGCGATATTCGCGGTCATCCTGTCGCCCCAACCTGCGGATCGGCGGCGCGTTCGAGATCGAGGGTAAAGCCGATCTGGCGCGGCAGACCGCCGGCCATCACGATGCGGTGTTCGCGCTCAAGACGCATGATGCGGAAGTGGCCATAGACGCGGCCGACGCCATCCATCAGCGCGTAATCCTCGCCGGTATTGGCCATTTCCACGATGCGTTCAAAGGCGGAATAGCGGCCGGCGATCTCCGGCACGGTGGTGCCGCTGATCGCGACAGTTTCCGCGCCGGGGCCAAGATACTGCCCCGCCGGCCTCGCCTGGTGCCGTTCCGTCACGGCATGGCGCCATTCCATGGTGTGGCGCAGCTGCTGATAGGGCAGCGTGTCCATACCGAAGACGAACATGCCCAGCGTCATCAGGTGACGGGGCGACGGGTCCAGCAGCGGCACGGAAGCCATCAGTCCTGATCCTCATAGCTGCGGCGCGTGGCGATGGCGGTCCTACGCTCGATCAGTTGCACCACGCGGTTGGCCAGATCCTGCGCATCCTCGCCCGGCTGCTGGTTGATGTGGATGGTCAGCGCAATGCCGCCCCCGGCGGGATGGAGAGGTGCTGCGCCACCGCGCGCGGGAACGGGCGTGAGCGACATGGCGCCGGCGGCCGTCACCCCGCGCGCCAGACGCGACATGGCGCCCGTGGCGCGGGCGCCGCCCTGTTCGATGCCGCGCGCCAGCCCTTCGCTGGTGTGGGCGCCCATGGCCATGAACACCCGGCTCGGGCTCTTGATGCCGAGGTAATCCTTGAAGGCGTTGATGCCGGTTTTCGCGACGGTAATCAGATGGCGGGCGAGGGCGAGGGGCGAGATCGCCATCAGCAGGCCGTTGAGCATGTTGCGGCCGATCGACTTCATCCAGTCCGGCAGGCCGGCCATGAAGCCCTTCACCTTCGCGATGCCGGTTTCGAAGGCGGCCTTGATAGTGTCCCAGTTGGAATAGACGGCATAGGCCAGCAGGGCGATGCCGGTGATGATCAGGCCGATCGGACCCATCATGAAGCGCAGCGCCAGACCGACGATACGCATACCCATGGCGACCTTCGGAAACACCGCCGCTAGCGAGCCGAGCAGCTTGTATTTCTGCCAGATCGAAATGGCGGTGCCGAGCGGCCCGAGCAGGCCGCCGACTGCGAACATGGCGGCGCCGATGCCGATATTGAACACGGCCAGCGCAGCCACGGCCTTGATGATGCCGCCCGCCAGCTCCGGATTCGCCTGCGCCCAGACGGATATGCGGGAGGCAAGGCCGTTGATCAGACCGAGCGCCTCGCTCATGACCGGCAGCAGCGTGGTGCCCAGCGTGATGGCGAGGCTGGACGCGGATGCCAGGAAGGCGCGCCAGCTGACCGAGGCATCGCGCAGCACACGCTGATCGAAGGCGCGATCCACCGTGCCTTCGCTGTCCATCGCCGCCGCGCGGATCCGGCGATATTCCTCCAAATTCTGGATCAGGGCGAGGATGCCCATCTGTGCCTGCCGATCCTCGAAAGCGAAGGAAAGGCGTTTCATGTCGCCGCCGGTCGCCTGCTGGGTGACCATGGCGATGGCTTCCATCGCGCTGTAGCCCTGATCGGTCAGGCGCTTCATCGCCGCCGGCAGGTCGATGCCGAAGTTCTTCTCAAACGCGCGAATGGTGCCGGGCGCGTTGATCTTCGCCAGCAGGTTCATGATATTGTTGCCGGCTTCGTCCGCATTGCCGGCGGTGTTCATCGCCACCTGCAGCGCGGCGGAGAGATCGGCCACGGCCGGCACGCCCTTTTCCCCTAGCGCCTGCATCTGCGCGGTGAGCGAGGGGAAGTGCCGCGCCATGTCGCTGACTTCGAAACCGCCCTGGTTGCCGGCTTCCGCCATCACGTCGAACACGCGGCCGGTCTCGGCCGCCGCAACCTTCAGGTTGTTGATGCTGGCATAAGCTGCCGCTGCCGCATCAGGAATTTCGACCTTGTAGGCGGTGGCCAGACGCGAGGCGGGGGCAATGGCCGCTTCGGCCCCGGCAAGGCCCAGCTTCTCCCCGCCCAGCGCCAGCAGCAGATCGAGGCCGCTGCGGATGTCTTCCGGCATCTGCCGGGCGCTGTCCGACATGGCGACGATGCGCTGCCCGAGTTTGTCGGTCGCCTTGTCGGTCAGGCCGGCCTTCTGCTGGATATCGACCATGCCGCTGGAAAATTCGGCCGCCGACTTGGTGGCGAGGATCAGCGGCGCGGCGAGGGCGGCGCCCTGCATCATCTGATCCTGCCCGGACTGGCGCAGTTCCTGCCCGCGCGCGGCCATCGCGGTGCGGTTGCCCTCGATCGCGTTGAGCCGCTTGCGGCGTTCGATCCGAGCATTGGTGCCCTCGATCGCGCGTTCCAGTTCGCGTTCGCGCTCGATCAGTTCGGTGACATTGCCGCTGCTGGCGCTGATTTCCTTGCGCACGTCGCGCAGCTGCCGCTCCAGCTTCCGGCCTTCGCCCCGCATAGCATTGAGCGATTCCGATCCCTTGCGCCCCATCGCCACGATGTTGCGCAGGGAGCCGGACAGCTTGTCCACCCCGACGAAATTGACCAGCAGGGAGAGCTTGTTGCGCATCTAGCGGTTCCCGCTCTGCCCGGATTTCGGCGGCGCGTTGACGTGGTTCCACCAGCGGATCGCGCGTTCCCGCCAGTCGAGCAGTTCGTCCAGCGTCAGCTCGCGCAGTTCGGACAGGGGCCAATGGAAGATGGCGGCGATCTCGGCCATCAGCTGCTCGGGCGTTGCTCCGCGACCATCGCTTCCAGCAGCTTGCGTTCCGACGCCGTCATAAAAAAACCACGGATCGCGCCCCCGATCTCGGCCAGATCGGCCGGGTCGAGCTGGTCGACCTCATGCTTGACCAGCGGCGGATTGCTGATGCGCGGGATCAGGGTCAGCAGCGCGGTGATGTCGCTGGTGATGACATCCTGCAGGGAGAGGCCGCGCAGCTCGCCGGCCTTGGGCTTGCGCAGCTGCAGGGCTTCGATGCGGGTCTCGCCGCGCTGGATCGGTTCCGACAGCGGAACGTCGATCTGACTGGACGGGGCGGCGATCGTTTCAGCAGTGGCGGTTTCGGTGGCGTCGGGCATGAGCGGGGCCTTTCAGGGAAGAGCGGGGCGGAAAGCGGGCCGGTGGGGTTGGGGGAGTTGGGACCACCGGCCCGCCCATCCTTCGCCCGGCGCCCCGCAACAGGACCGGACGGGGATATTCCTGTCGGGCTATCAGCCGTTGAGGATGGCCATGATCTCGGCGTAGCGATCGATGCCATCGACGATGAAGCGGCCGTTGATCATGTCGATCTCGATTTCGGTCCGGCCGTCGACCACGCGGCGGTAATAGGCGAGCGGCACGGTGTATTCGTGTTCCGTATCCTCGCCCGGCTTGCTGGTGCCGAAGCCGATTTCGGAGAAACGGCCGCCCAGATAGACTTCCACCGCCTCAGGCGATGTGCCGTCATCGCGCTGGAAGGCGCTGACCAGGCGCAGGCGCACGCCGGACACATCGGTGGTGCCGAATTTGCGGATCAGCTCCTTCACATGGCCGCCCATGGTCAGGGTGGCCTGCATCGCCTGCAGGCCATTGTCGATCTGCACCGGGCCGACCATGCCGCCGCCGCGATATTCCTCCGCCGCAATAGCCAGCGACGGCTCCTCGAATTCGGAAATGACGCCCAGATACCCTTCGCCATCGGCAAAGGCATTGAGGTTCTTCAGCTTGCGGGGGAGGCCCATGTGGCGATCCTTTCAGGAGAGGGGCTGGGGCGCGGATCAGAGCAGCTGATCGGCAAAGCCGGTGTAGTAATAATCGGTGATCACCAGCCCGATCTGCGGGTTCTCCAGCGGTGCGGCCGGGGTGAACTCGATGCGGAAGTGCGGCCGGCCGGCGGCCAGTTCCTGCGCGCTGTTGTCGGCGGCATCGAAGAACATTTCCGCGCCGACAATGCGCCCTTCGGTCACCAGCTGGCGGAAGCGGGCATTGCCGGTTTCCAGCAGATCCTTGATCAGCCCGATCGTCATAGGCTGATCGAGGAAGGGGGAGACGATGGACGCGATCTCGTCCTTCAGCGCGTGGCTGGTGCGCACCGCGCTTTCGAACGACCACTGGGGCTGGGTCTCGACGTCGGCGCAGGTGCGGTTGCCCCACAGGCGGAAGCCGTTCTGGCGAATGATCGTGGTGACCTGCTTGTCATTCAGCAGGCCGGCTTCGGTGCTGGGATCGAGCAGATCGAAATGCACGTCCAGATCCATGCCGGTCACGCCGGACAGGGCGACATTGCTGATCGTCTTGTGCCAGCCCTGTTCCTCGTCAATCCGGGCGCGCAGGCCCAGCGCACGGGCCACGATATCGCCATCGAACGCAGCATCGGTGCCGGGCCAGATCAGCATGAGTTCGCGATCGGAGAAGGTTGCGCGGTAGGCGCCGGCTTCGGCCACGGTCGCGCCGATCGCAGATGCATAGGCCATGCCGCGCAGCTTGCGGGCGACGATCGCCATTTCCGCTGTGACGGCGGCGCTATCGAGGCCGGGGCAACCGATGATGCGCGGCGCCACGCCCAGATGGGATTGCGCGGAACGCAGCGCCTGCAGGCCGGTATAGACGTTGCCGTCCGTCTCCCCGATCACCTTGGCGTCCTGATCGGCGGCGATGTCCTCCGCATCCTCGCCTTCGCCTTCCGCAACGCGCACCACCACGACGATGGAGCTGGCCTGATCGCCAATGGCTTCCAGCGCGGGACGCAGCGTGCCGCCGGTGCCGGCCTTGGCGGCGGCTGCATCGACATTGCCGGCAATCAGAACGGGCGTGTTGAGCGGGAATGCCGCCTCCAGCTCCGCCGGCGTTTCGGAGGTCGCGGTGGCCACCAGGCCGATGACCGCCATGCTGGCAGGCACTATGGCGCGGGCGCCGGATGCGGATTCGGTAATGGTCAGACCATGGGCCATGAAGTTTCCTTTCGTGCGCTCAATTGGCGAGCGGCGCGGCGCCGCCGGTGCGGATGGGGATGGACAGGACCACGCTGGCATTGGCCTGCCCGATGTCGGTGCGCTGGCCCTCGATCGTGATCTGCAGCCGGCCGGTCTGCGGCTCGCCGTCGATCGCGACCTTGGTCAGGCTGAGGCGGGGTTCCCAGCGGCGCAGGGCGGTGGCCGTCGCCGCGCGCAGCAGCATCGGCAGCGCGCCATTGATGGGCTGATCGAGCAGGTCGAACAGCTGCGAGCCGTAATCGCGGCGCATGATGCGGCGGCCGAGCGGGGTGGAGAGGATGTCAGCGATCGACTGCGCGAGATGCGCATTGCCCGAAAGGGCGGTTCCTGCCGTGGCGCTCATCCCTGCCATGCGGGGCACATGGCGCGGCACGGGTAGATCGTTCTATATGAAGATCAGGTAGCACGCCGTGCTACCTGATTTAGAATGAGGCAGTTAGTGGCTCGACGTAAGCAGTGCTGAAACTTTGGGCGAAAAATCTCAGCTTAGCACTGCTTCATCGGCCTCGGCTGCTTGCCCTGTGGAACGGTCTTCAATCAAACGTGCGCACAGTACGTCCGCGATCACTGAAATCTGATCGTCGATGTCGCCCTCAGGATCGAACGCCACCCCGCCATAGTTCGCATCTTCTGTGAAAAAGCCTTGCACGACAGTGCTGAAGCGGATCGGAATTACTTCATTCCTACCGAAGCGCTCGCGAAAGTTATCGCTCTCAAACTTCGTCCAAATGCGTGTCGGGTAAGCGGGCGACTGAAGAACAACAACATACCCAGCTTCGCTCCGATATATCGGGGCTAAGTAGTCTTCCACATTCTGGGCGATTATACGATGCTGCTCATTTACATCGTAAAAGACAGAAACTTCACGGGCTTGCAGTGTTTCATGCAATTTTTCGGCAATGTGGCGATCTGCTCCAGCAAATGACAGTGCAAAATCATACTTATTACCAAAGTAAATGCCCTTGTACCCGACTTGACGGGTGAAAACCCTCCAGATGATGTTCTTGAGATAGAATATCAGCTTAGGGTCTTCAACGCTAAGAGTGCTAGTTGACTGTTCAAAATGGAAATAGGGGCCGAGTATTTCGTTTTTTTCAGGGTCGTTGAGAAGCGCCTGCAACCAGCCTTTGTCCAACACTTGGCCAATGCTGCCCTTCATTTCGGGATGGGATGCCATCGCCTCACTCAAATCAAGCGACCACTCATCAGAGTCTGATAGCCAGCGCAAAATGTGAAGGTAAGGCGCGCGGCCTTCTTTTCTAAGGCGCGACCCTCTCGCAAATGTTATGGCGGCATCTTTAAATTGTCGCGAAAGATCAAGTATTACATCTTCCAATGCGGCATTGGTTGAGGTTTCAATTTCCTTCTTATTCTCTTGGGTCTGTGAAACCTTGTCGAGGATGCACAATTTGTGGCAAAGCAACTGTACCAACTGAAAGCTGCCCTGCGCCAGCTCGGCTACTTCCGCCTTCTTTTCAATATGAACGTTAAGCGCAGATTCGCCCAAGGAAACGACTTCTTCCAGGAGTTCGACAGGATTAGCCTCCAGCCTGAACACATCGATTCTCAAGCCCAAGTCATGCGCGAACTTTACGAGCTGGTGACCCGCCTTATTGATTCCTATCAAAATAAGTTTTGAAGCGTTATCGCCGGAATCGGCTAAAACCTTCATAAAATCGCTAAGCTTTGCTTTTGTATTGTCTCCTAGGCGATGAAAGTCGTCAACAATTACAGTTCCGATGTCGCCCATTTCTGGAAGGGCATCGATTAATTCAACGTCTGCGGGACGACGCGCACTTAGCGATGTGACCGCATCGATAATTTCAAGTTCCGACAGAACTTTTGTAATTGTGGTGGTTTTGCCTATGCCTGATGGTCCCTCCACCACGAGGCAGCGTCCGGGCGTGCGGACTGAAACTTTAATTTCCTCATAACGTTGGGGTTCAACGAAAGTGACGGTCGGGACGCCCGAGAGTCGAAAAACTTCTTCTAAGTAATACATGATTCCCCCTCCGAGCTTGACCCACGTTACCGACGCAGCAGAGGAATGAGAATGATGTTTCTGGTGGACATATCTCCTCTATCCGTCTGTTCACACTGGGTCGCCACTTAACGCCGCTCCCGATTGGACGCCTCCATGCCGATGTGTGGAAAGGCTAATTTGGTCACCGACAACGTCGCCAATTGCTTCAATCGCCCCTGCCACGCTGACATGGCCTTCGATCGTCACGTCGCCGCGCAGGGTGATGCCGTCCTCTGCGTCGATCGTGACGCCGCCGGGCGACTGGATCAGCAGGGTTGCGCCCGCAGGCAGGATAACCTGCATTTCCGACGCATCGGGATCGTAGACCACCTGCGCCCCGTCATCCCAGCGGATCGCGTCTTCCGGGCCGGTGGAAGGGGCGGCAAAGATATCGCGCCACAGGCCGGGCAGGGCGACGGCGGCGGTCAGCTGGCCATCGGGGCAGAGCAGCAGCACCTGTTCCCCTTCGCTGGGCGGGCTCCAGATGCGGGTGGCCCCGGCGCGGCCGGCAAGCCAAGGGATCCAGCCCGTTTCCGCAGCGCCATCGTCGCTGTCGGGATCGCCATAGGCCACCCGGCACAGCGCGCGTGCCAGATCCAGCTCGACAATGGTGCCGATGCGGAGGAGGGAAAGATCAGCGGCCATCGATCGCGCGCGCCTCCTGATCGTGCTGGCGGATCGCGACGATGCGGGCGGCGCATTTCTGGAACGCCTCCACATAGATTTGCCGACTGGCGATGATATCCGCAGCTGTCACCAGGCGGATATCGTCCACCGTGCAGGGTTCCATCAGGCCCGCCGGCAGGCCGGCATACGCAGGCGCGCTGGCGCCGGCGCCATCAAGGGTTTTCGAGCAGCCGCCGCAGATCGTCAGGGATAGGGCGAGCCATGAAAGCGCGAACTTCTTCATCGGAAGCTTCCAGTTCCTTGATCTTGTCGGACATGGCGGAGGACTGCGCCTCCACCAGCGCGATCTTGTCCTGCAGCAGGAGGGTGTTGCGCTGTTCCAGCTGGCGCAGGGCCACCTGGGCGCGGATCGTCAGCGACAGCCGGTCGATCGTGCCATCCTTGGCGTCCAGCGTGGCCTGTTGCGCGGCGATGGTCCGGCCCTGCGCCCTGATGTGGAACCAGGCGACAGTGGTGGAGACGATGCCGCACACCATCAACACGCCGATCGCGCCGAACAGGTGGGAGCGATACGGGGCGATCAGCTTCTTCAGCCAGCTCATGAGCCTTCCCCTTCGGTGGTTTCCTCGCCGCGCGAAGCCGCCACCCGCTGATGGGTGTTGGCGCGCAGACGGATACCGAGCCGTTCGTAGACGATGCGTTCCAGCAACCGGATCGAGACATTGGCGCCCAGCCATCCGAAGATGCCCACCACGAAGCCAGACCACAGTGGATCGAGGTTCATGGCCCGGCACAGCAGCATGACCAGAAAGCCCACGAAGCCCGAGGACATGGTTTCGAACAATGCGCGCATCGCGCTGAGCGGATTGCCCTTGTCATGTTCCCGCATGACGTAGCCGAGCAGGCCGCCCACGGCCGCCAGCGCGGTATAGCCAACCGAGGTCAGCCAGTCCGCCAGCGAGAACTGTTCCATCAGGCGCTCCCGCTGCGGTAAAGCTTGGCCTCTTCGGCGCGGCGCCGCACCAGACCGGCCATGATCCTGCCATTGGCCTTGTTCCATTTGGCGAACTCGGCCGCCGCGCCGGCGTAATCGCCGCGCAGATGCTTTTTCAGCAGGGTCGAATCGCCCAGCCCTTCCGGGATATCGTCCTGATCGATGTCGCTGCCGCAATTATAGGCGAAGCTGACCAGCGCATCGAATTGTTCCTGCGTGGTGGCGGCATTGCCGATCAACAGAGCGACATCGGCGGAGAAGCTGGCGAGCAGCTGCTCAAGCCGCGCATCGGCGCGGGCCTGCGTCCACACGGTGCCAGGCTTGATGGGCTGGCCCTTTTCATCGGTGATGGCGCCCCAACCGATCGTCCAGGGCTTCCCGCCCGTGCCGGGGTCGGGATAGGCAGTAAGGCGGCACTGTTCGAACGACTTGATCAGCGCCCGGCCTTTCGGGCCGACCATGCGCACATTCGCGCCCGATACGCCGAAGGCATCGAGCAGATTGTCGAGGGCGAGGATGTTGCCGGCATCGTTGAAGATGCCGGCGGGAGCGGCAGAGCGGACGGCGTCGAAGACAGGCTTGCGAGGATCGGTCATGGCGCCGTTACAGGCGCGCGCGTGGGGTCTGGCGATGGGGCGGCAGGGTGGAGCGCGGCGCTACCTCTCAAATATTGAGTGGCATCCTTTGAACTGCGATCAACAATTGTGTCGAACGCTACACGTTTGCGACGCCGCTAACGGTCACGATGATCTTGCCGGCGATGTCGGACCCGAAAATCTGAGTTGTCAGATATAAGTTCGGACTGACCGCCTTCGCTGCGAGCGGCGCAATGTCTGCGACGTCACTTGTCGGAACCGCGCGTCTCGCCACCAAGCCTGCCCCGCTTCCGCGATAGCCAACCGAATATTCAGGCGTTCCAGTGACGGCAGCGCCACTGCCCTTCCGCGCAGTAACGCGTCCCACCATTAATCCCGCGGGTATCTCGGCATCGAGCGTATATGTGCCCGCAACCAGGTCGATGGCCTTGCTGAAATTCAACGGGTATTGTGTGGTGGCTGTGTCATCGATCAGCCCGGCCTTATCGGTAAACTGAACACTGTTGAGCCGATTCATCGTGCCCACGCGAGTATAGGTCCCTTTGATCACAAGCCCCGCCGCCAGCGTCCCATCCTGCGATTTACGCAACCGCACACCGTCAATGTCGCAGTTAGCGCCCATCACGTTGACAAGCGACAGATCGGCCAAGTTGGTATTTATCTCGTCAGGGGTGATTTCCGCGCTCAGACCCTTCACGATGTTGGCATCAGAACCCGTCCAGAGGCCTATCGCGGAGCAGGTATCGCCGTCTCCCGACTGGATTGGCCAATTATCCAGATCCAACCCCCAATCGCGAACCTTAAAATTCTCCCACGCCACGTTCCTGGTCGAATTGGAATAGCCGCCATTCCGCTTGATCTTCCACGCTAAGCAGTCGCGAATAATCGCATCCGTCCCCTGCTGAGTGGCAAAGCCCGTGACCTGATCATACGCGATGCACCCACTGGCAATATTGGCCCACGTATCATCGGCGTTCTCTGTTCCGATGTTGGTCGCCTGCTTGAACTGGAACGCCGCATTGCCGACTGAACCGGTGTAATGTTTCGCAATGCAACGGTCAAAGCTCGTCCCCGCGGCGCCGTCGTTGTTAAATGCGTGCCCCGTGTGATCGTCCACCTCGCAAAACGCGACCCGCATTCCCAGCGTGTCTTCGAAATCGCGGGTGGTCATGAACCCTTCTTCAGTGCCGGACTTGTAGCCCGGTCCGATCAGGGCAAAGCCGTACCGGTATTTGCTCAGCTTCACCCGCTGGATCGAGGAGTTCGAACAGCCGATCATTTCCCACGCGAACGGACGGTTGGCATCGTCGCCATGACCGCGCCCGCCGATAATGTGGCAATTGTCGCAATCGACCATCACGACAGGCAAATCCTTGCCGCCGATGGTGATGATACGCTGGATCAGGAGGTCTGTGCAATTTCGAAAAACGATTGAACCACGAACACCGCCAAGAGTCTCTCTCGTATCGTCAATGACCAAGTTTCCGATGCGCCCGGTGCAGTTCTCGAAAACAAGCGTGTCGGCGCCTTGCTGATCAAAAATCAGCTTTCCGGCTGCGGCAACGTCCAGATCGAGCGTGCGATTGCTGACGCCAATCACACTTTCGGACTTCCATTCGCCCATCGCCCGAATGCGGTGGCCGTTGTTCAGCCAAGCGGTGAGACTGGTGGCATCGTCTGCGCCACCTCCCACCGCCTCGAAATCCTCCGGAGTCTCCGGCGCATCATTGAGACGTAAAGAGACACTGCGAGGGGCGGTTCCGTTGCGAGACAAGGAATTGATCAGCCCAGCGCCTTTATTGGTAGCAGGCGAAGCGAGCGCCGCCGCCGTCACTTCATCGTATAGCTTCTCTGACCCAGTCGCGTTTCGCAGCCGAATTTCAGCAAGGCCCCGCGCACTGTCAATGAGCTTGAAGAACTGGCCTTCGGCGGTAGCCGCCTCGGCATCGGCGAGCGGAAGATCGACAAAAATGCGCTGGACCTCGACCATATCGGCGGCCTGATCGCGGGCGAGTTGCGCTGCCGCGACATGGGGAGCGACAGCCGCTCCGACGATTCCACCCAACGCGGCACGGCGTGTGACATTGTCTTTCACCATGACGACAGTCTCGCTGCCATCGGGAAGCGGCTCAAGGGGAAGCTGAGTTATTTTCGCCATCAGGCAATATCCTCGGGCCAGAGTGAATGATCGAGCACGGCGAACGCGACAAGTTCCGCCGCCGGGCATTCAAGGACGCATTGCTCAATCGCGTCGGAAGCTGACCGGACGGCATCGATCTCAGTGAAGCGGGCAAGGCTGTCCGATGTCGGTTCCCGCAGATCGTTGACCTGTCTCCACCAGGGACTGATGCGCTCAATGCGGCGTTTCGCTTCGGCCTTGGTCGCAATGATCAGTCGCTCTCGCAGTTCGTTGGTGCTGGGCAAAGCGGCAATGGGGCAACCCGTCAGCTGCGATGGAACGATCGTCGCGCCTTCAGCCTGGGCCAGCATCAGCTCCGCGTGTCGGGCAGGCCTGATGTAAATTGCATCAGCCGGGATATCGGCATGCAGATCTGTGTCGTAGAAACCGCCCATTGATGGCGAATAGCGCAGGCTCATGATCAATATCCCACGGCGATGTAGGTGGCGACGTTAGCCTCGTTGTCCGATGCGAAGGCGGAGAAGCCGGTCGCGGTGATGGAGGAGGTCAGCGTGACGGGGGTGTTTTCCTGCGAGCTGACATCGGTGATGCTGGTGCCGCTTGCCTGAACAGCGAAACAGGCATTGGGGAATGCGATTGGAAAGGTGACCGCCGTGGTGCTGTTCGCCGGTGCGGTAAAGCGGCCCCATTGCAGCATCAGCCCGCCGGGAAGGCGCATATAATCGGTCTGGCTGAAGCTGGATTTAAACCCGCCGAGAGACGCCGGCGTAAGAGCGACAGAGCTGCTGCTACCCGCCAGCGCTTGGGCGAGGGTGGCGGCGGTGACCGTCAGCGTGCGATTGGCTGACAGGTTGCCACCGCCCGTCACCAGGCCAGCCCCGGAGATTGTTCGTGCGGTCAACGCTGTGATCAGCCCCTGAAGGCTGGTGTCGGCCGTGCCGCGCGCTGTGATCTCATTCGCAATATCCTGCAGGATGGGCGTCAGCAGCGCAGTGAGCCGATGCGCCAGCTTCAGAGGGGTGATGATCCTTTCGTCGTCAGCGCCGGCATCGACTTCCGGTTGGGTCGCAATCTCCGCCACGCCCTTCTTGGATTCGGTAGCCGGCGGATAGAGGAAAGTCGTGTCCCCGAACTGGATGTCGTCGGCGACTGCCTCGGAAAAGGCGATATCGACCGAAAACAGGAAGCTGGCGATATCGACCTTGCGGAAGATCAGCGCACCACCTGGCGCAGTGAAGGCAGCAAACAGCGTTCCATCGGCAAGGAACAGGCCGATGCTCCGCACGTCGTAAGTGTCCTCGCTCGCATCGAGCGCATTCAGATGGATGACGGTCTCGCTGGCGCTTTCACCGGAGATCGTGCCGATCCGTTTGAACTCGCCAGGCAGCGCTTCCAGGGTTGGCGAGATGGTCACCGCCTCCGCTGACAGGCCGAGCGCCGTGATGACGATGGCTTCGGTCGCGCCGTTCTGGGCATCGACCAGCGCATCCAGACCCGCTTCGGTGATCGTCAGCATGAAGGTTGCCATCAGAGCATCCTTGAAGGGAAGAGGAGGGCAGCCATCAGGCGGATTCCAGCCAATCGCCGTCTTCACGAACTATCGGCTCGCCATCTTCGGTTTGCAGGAGGTTACCCCAGAAGGGATCGAGCGCAGCCACGGTATCGGCCGCCGTGTCGAGCCGAGCGATACCCGTCATCTGCGCTCCGGACAGGATGCCGGCATGGGCCTGCGTATGCATCCGCTGGACTGCGATCATGTGGGATCGGAGTGGCTTGACCGCCGCGATATCGCGCAGCAGCGCGCGCACCAGCGCCGTGTCATATTGCACGTCGCTGTCTAGGGCGAGCGGCAGTTCGACACGAAAGCTGTGCGGAACGAGCGTGTCGCGATCGTCGAACCATTCCACCAGGCCGATCAACGGATCGAAACGATCAAGGACCGCTCGCAGGCTGGCCGGCGTGCCCTTGCGCCTCTGCTGGTCGATGGCACCGGCGATGGCGCTCCGCTTCTCCGCCTCGCTCCATGCCGCGTCCCAGAAGTCGATGGAAACGCCCCAGGCCAGCCACGGCAGCAGCTGCGCGGGGCAGGTGGCCGGGTTCCAGAGGTGTCGCAGCGGCACTGGCACGTCCGAAAGGCGCGCGGATGTTTCCTCGATCGCCCTTTCCAGATGCGTGCTGGTCGGCGGCAGCAGGCTCACGGCGCGAACCCGACGATGGAAATGGTGATGTCATCCGCCCAGGCCGCGCCGGTTTCCCCGACCACGACATCGACCGCCGGAGAAATGAGGGCGACATTTTGGACACCGGCCCCATGCAACGCCGCAATCAGCGCGCTGCGCGGAATGTCGCGGCCGATCCGGCGATTGGCGGCCAGCGTATCGGCAACGGCGTCCTGCGCCGATTGCAGGATCAGGTTCTGATCGGGGCCGGAAAACAGGGTCAGCTCCGCCTCGATCTGAAACCTTACGATGGTGGAGGCCTGCACGCTGACAGCGTCGGTCAGTGGCCGGACGTCATCGGCCGCGACCGCCGCTTCCACCACGGACAGCAATTGCGGGGATGCATCGCCATCCCCCTGCCGGGACAGGACCGAGACGATGACTTCGCCGGGTGCCGGGCTGGTTGCTGCCGCGTCCAGCACATCGCCGTGAGCAGAAAGCGCGTGGAACACATAGGCGAGGCGAGGGCCGGCGACCGAATAGGCGTCGGGTGCTTGCAACAGACGGCGGCGCAGGTCGGCGTCGGCTTCCATCACCGCCGGCGCGCCCGTTGCCGCGTCGGCCGGTTCCAGTTCACGGCGTGGCACCCCGAACAGCGCGCCCAGATTGTCGAGATCGCCGCCGCTGGCATAGGCCAGCATGGTGGCGCGGGCCGCGTCATTCACCCGCTGGCGCAGGACCAGTTCGCGATAGGCGGCGATTTCCAGCAGCTTTATGGCCGGATCGCTTTCCACCCACGCATCGAAGCCGGGCAGACGGGCAGCGAAATCGGCCTGCAGCAATGCCAGGATGGTTTCGTAATCGAGCGCTTCCACCACGTCCGGCGGGGGCAGGCGCGACAGATCGACGGCGGTGCTGGTGGCGATGGTGCCGGACATGGGGCCGATCCATCGCGCCGCGCGCGCGTGGCTGGAAGGAGGGGCGCGGGTGGAGCGCGGCGTTACCTGCCGCCGTCGATCAGCTCGGCCGCGATATCCACCGCCAGCTCCTCATCCTCGCGTCCGAAGCCAAGCAGGCGCCGCTGCGGATAACGGGCCATGATCCGCTTTCCGTCCGGCCCCTTGCCGACAAAGCCACGCTCACCGAAATGATGGACGGCCGCCACCTTATCGCCTCTGCGCAAGCTGATCTCGACGCTTTCGGGCTGCGCGTCCACACGCCACTGGCGGGCTATGCGCAGGCGGCGGAACATCCTGCCGCCCGTGCGGCGTTTCAGACGGCCGCGTGCATCGCGTCGAGGCTTGCGCTTTTCCATCGGCCCACCGTCCGGCTCGACATTGGATGCGATCCGCTTGAGGTTCGATCGCAGCAGCGCCTGTCCCAGCTTGCGGGTGGCGCGCCGGCGGGCCGCAGGCGTCAGCCCGGCGAGAATATCACCGAAGAAGCTGTCGAACCCCGCCAGCGCGTCGGAATCGTAATCGCTCATTCGGATGGGCGGGCGGTAGTGATGACTTCGGTCAGGCCGGGGATGTCTCCAGCATCGTCCAGCCCGCTGTCGTCAGAGAAGAGCGGGTCCGGTTCGGCCAGATAGTCGAGCGACCACCCGCCATCCTCACGCGGGACGACCGTGACATTCTCGCGCAGCTGCAGCTGGATCAGCACGTCCCAGCTCTCATTGTCCAGAATGTCGGCATCGAAGCTGAAGCCTTCCGCGCCGGGGGCCAGCAGATCGGGCTGATTGATGCGCAGCCAACGGAAGATCGGAAGGGCGATCAGTGCCAGATCGGTTTTCGTTTCCACGATCAGCAGGCTGGCGCGATAGGCAAAGCCGAAGCCCAGCGTTTCGCTCTGCCGGCTGCTGGCCGCGCCATCCTCGATCCAGATGCGCAGCCGATCCGGTTCACGGCGCAGTTCCGGGATGGCTTCCGCCAGCGCGGCGCGCAGGGTTTCGATTTTCTTCATCGCGGTTCGCTCAGTCCCACAATTTGACGGTTTCGCGGCGCGGTACGGTGGCCTGCGCGGCGTCGGGCAGGGTCAGTTCCAGTCCGGCAGGAAGGCGCGGACCGTGATCGGCCAGGCCGGGGTTCAGTTCCAGCACCTGTTCCGTCACCTCGCCGGTGCGGCCGAGAGCGCGCCAGCAGATTTCGTCCACGGTCTCACCTGCGCGGGAGCTGACCTGTGTCATACCAGCGCCACCTTGCCGCGCAGGACCGGGGTGCCGCCGATGCTGGCGAGATCGGACACGGCGGCATAGGCGAGGCGGCGATAATGATCGGCTGTGACGGCCTTTTCTTCGGCGCGATCCAGCCCTTCGTCTGTCGCAGTGATGTCGCGGTGCTGGTCGGCCAGTTCGGCCGCCGCGTAATAGCGAACCACCCGCTCCCACAGCAGCTCCGCCCTGTTGCGCCCGGCTACCTGTTCGACTGTCACGTCCGCCAACTCGGCGGCTCCTTCCGCCGTCCGCGCGACCCGCCATTCAGCGAGGTCGCGCAGGCCAGAAAGGATCGCCCCTTCCATCGCCGCCTTCAGGCGCAGCGTGGTGACCGCTCCTTCTCCCAGACGGATCGTGTCGCGAATAGCTGCCAGGCTGACAGGCGGGAACCATCCATCAGCGGCGATGCTGGCATCGGCGGGATCGGCGGAAGGAGGCGGTGCGACAAGCCCGGCCATGGGCGATCTCCTACAGGTTAACGCGGCGTTGGTGATCGGCGCCGAACACCGACATCCGCAATTCATGTTCGATGACGGCGCGCGAGGTGGTGGGCGCGATGACGAAGCGCAGATCTTCCGGCCCGCGCCGGATCATGTCCTCGCATTCGTGGATGATGCGATCGAGCGAGGCGATGTTGGCCGCGCGGTGCAGATCGCCATCCCATTGTTTCTTCAGCGACAGAGCGATCAGCCGAACATCGGAGACGGCCTGCACATCCTTGCGGTTGAGGGCGCCCTGTCCGATCATACCGCATGCTCCGGCACGGTGTCGCTGGCCGTCAGCGCGCCGGTGATGGGAATGTTGCTGACGGAGCCCTGATTGGCCCAGGCCGGCGCATCGCCATCATAGTAGAAGGCCGGGACATTGCCGGTCGGCAGATGGCCATTTCCGCCCAAATCCACCGGCTTTCCATCCGCGATGAACTTCGCCCGGTTGTTCGCGACAGACAGGTCCAGCGTCTCGGCCACATTGAGATAGAGGTGGCCGATATCGCCCAGCCAGGGTGTGTTGCCGGCAACGCTGGCGCCGATACCCATGCGGGCCAGCACGTTTCCTGCCATGTCGATCGAGGCGAAGGCCTTCGTGTCGACAAGGGAGCCGTTGACATAAATGGCAAGGCCGGTCGCCGTCCACGCCACCATGATGTGATACCAGCGGCCGAGTTCGAACGGCGCATTGCCGGTGGCGGCATAGAAGGCCGTGATATCCGAACTGGTGTCGTTGTTCAGTCGGAAGGTCATCCGGCCGGAACTCGCCGTGTAGAGATCGAGCGTAATGATGGTCCCGACCGTGAACTGGAAAACGCGGCGGGCGGCGGCATTCCATGCGCTGTCCTCGCTGCGGATCCACACCGACATGAGGCCCTGCGACCCCGGCACGATGTTCGGGTCGTTGCTGCTGGCGAAATAGCTCGCGCCGTCGAAATGCGCCGCGCGCGCCGTGAAGTCTGGCGGCGCCACCGGGACCGTCAAGTCCTCCTGATACGGCCGCACCGCGATGCCCTCCATGGGATAGGTCGCGCTGGCATCGTAAAGTGCCGGCACATGCTCAATCAGCTGCCAGAGATAGAGCGTGTTATCGCGGGGCTTCTGAAGCGACGCGGTGCCTTGTCCGCGCAAATAGGATAGCGCCTCGCCAAAGGCGAAATGCGTTTCCATCGTCACGCGAACCCGGCCGCGCCGTGGATTGCCGCTGCCGGCGTCCACGATCTCCACGGTTCCCCGGAACGCCTGCGCGCGCTCTGCCTGGTCGGTGCGGAACACCGGCCGCCTGGTGCTGTCCGCGCGCGTGATCTCGATCCCGGTCACTTCCTGCTGATGCGGGTGGTCGGCAATGTCCGCCGTGCCGCGCACCGCCGCCAGCGTTGTCAGGTAGCCCCCGTTCGGCAGGTCCACGATCAGATCGGCATAGCTGCCGTCCTCGGCGCCCTCAATGTCGATAACGGACGGCTCCGCGATCGGCACGCCGCTGGCGCGCAGCAGCCCCAGCGCAATCGGCCAAGCCAACAATATCTGCCCATCCGGGTTGTCCGTGACCGGGTGAATGCCCCCGCCGAAATAGCTGATATGCGCGCTCGGCCCGGTGCGGATGCCGACCGACTGCGCCAGCGCGTCATCGGCAAGCGCGCGGATATTGTCCCGACGCGGTTCCACCATGGTCGAACTGCCGGCCGAGAAATTGACCAGTTCATCAGGCGCATCCGGAGCGCCATGGAACGGCATCGGCGTAAGGACGGTCCAGTCCGTCTCGCCGCGCGCGAACAGCCCGCGTCCCTTCTCACCGAGCGCGGCGCTGGCATCATACAGGCAATGGTCGATACGGCGGGCGTTGACCGTCCCGCCCAGCTCGAAGCGCGACCCATCGGCATTGGCGCCGAAATAGAACGGCCAGAATGACGGGATGAAGTTCGCGACCCGACCGGCGTCGTTGCTGTACCAGCATTCAATCAGATGCTGGATCGGGCCGAACTCCGCCACGATCGCATCGGCAACGTTGGCGAAATCCGTCCAGCGCCGATCGTCGCTGCCATCGGTGCTGTCGTCGGCCAGATCATATCGGCCCGTGCCTGGCACCGCCCCGTCGCCCAGCACGAATTGCCGGCCCGGTCGAACATGCGCCAGCAAGGCGGACACGGCCGCCATCGCCGGGTTGACCTTGCCGGCCGCCACGGCGGCCGCGTCAACCACCGTGCGCACCGGCGCGGTTCCCGCACCGGCCTGCGTCCACACGATCAGATTGCCATCACCCGGATCGGGCTGCAGGATCTGGCGATAATTGCCCCCGGTGTTGAACAGATATTCCAGTTCGGACTGGCCCATGATCATCGCGACGACGGGCTTGGGGGCAGCGGGAGGCCCGTTGCCATCCGGCCTGCCGCGGACGCCGCCCAGGCCGAAACGGAGACCGAACGAAACCATCAACGATAGCCGATGATGCCGATGCCGGGCGTGGTCCCGGTCGCGAGGATGGCGGTGGTGCGGACAGGCACATATTCGCCGTCAAGCACAGGATGATCGACCGCTTCGGCATTGTCGACCGGACGGAGGCGCACCACGCCGTCGCCTTGCGCGCGGATGCTTTTGAGCGGTGGATCGTAGGTGACCGTATCGTCGGGATCGATAACCAGCGCCTCGCGCGCCGGGGCGATGGCGTCGATCAAGGCTTTCAGCGTCTGGTCAGTGGCGGCGTGGGCCATGCTGCGGTCCTTTCAGGATCGGTTTTCGGGGGGTGGGGACGGCGCGGGCCGGATGCGTGGGCCGAAGCCTGCCCTGTCCCGTTCCGTCCGCCCCCCGAGCGCCGTGGGGCGACTGTTCAGCCCGTCAGGGCAATCTCATTCCGTGCCGGCAGCGGCCTCGGCCGCCAGCTTCTTCTGCAGCGCGGCAGTCTGCTGCATGTCCTTCTTCACGCCGATCTCGGGATACAGCTCCAGCGCGCGCTGGAAGCAGGCGGCGGCCTGATCCGCCCACGCCCGCGCACCGCCGGCAGCGCCGCTTTCGGCCTGCGGTTCTGCATCTTCCGCCTTGCGCTTCCAGCTGCGGCCCAGCGCTTTCAGCAGCTTGGCGGAAACCGGATCGGGCATGTCGTGGCCGGCGACCAGCTGCTGCACCGCGATCAGCACATCATGGGGCACCGTCTCGCCCATCGAGAGGGATAGCAGCGCCACCTCCTCGGCCAGGAAGCAAGCGGGCGTGCGGCTGAAGGGGGCGGGCATGGCCAGGCCGTGGCTGATCGCGAACTGTGCCAGGCGCAGCGCATAATCGAAATCGCGATAGTCCAGCGCCCAGATCATGTTGGTGATCAGCACTTCATCCTGCACGGGCTGATCGGCATCCAGCACGCCTTCGATCCAGTTGCGGAAGGCGCGGGCATATTCGGCCTTCTTGGGCTGCCGCTGTTCGTGGCTGGCGATGTCCGAGAGGCTGCGCAGATTGTCATGCAGCACTGCGAGCAGCGCGGCATATTCCTGCCCGGCCGGCCCGCCGGCCGGCGTTTCGGGCGCGGGCTGACCGGCGGCGGAACGCAGGGAACGGCGCGCGGGCGGGCTGGCCTGGGGGGCGGATTGCCGGGCCAGAACCTTCTGGCGGCGGCGCAGGGCGGGGCTGGTCATCGGTGGGATTCTCCTGATGGGGTGGCGGGGGCTGTGCAGTCGCCCGCCTGTTCGTCGGCTCCACCTCCGCCGCCCTGCACGGCAGCTCGGGTTTCAAAGCCCCTCGGGGGTTATGGGATCAGGGTGCTTCCTCGCGCGGCGGAGCGGCGCCGTTCACGATGTTCTCGACCAGCACCACCAGCTCGTATTCCTCGACCACGTAGTCTTCGTTCACGCTCTCGTAGTTGGCGATCCGGTCATATTCGGACTCGTCCTTCAGCTGACGGCGGCGGGTGCCCTCCTGCCAATAGATCGACAGATTATCGAGGCGGGTGATCAGGATGGCATTGCCGGGGAAGAACGGCACCCGCACCGCCGGCAGGCCGCCGATCTGCTTGGTGGAGCGGATGATGCGATCGGTCGCCTCGACTTCCGTCGCGGTGGTGCCGGTTTCCTGGGCGATGTTGAAATATTTGTCGTCCACCAGATCGTGGCCGACGATCACCACCAGATCGGTATCGCCGCGATGCCATTCGGGGATCAGCCGCTTCGCATCCAGCACCAGCGCATCGAGCGAACTGTAATCCGCCTGCGCCTCGGCCGCGTTATCGAGGCTGGCATCGTACAGATCGACGCCGGCCTTGATATAGATCGCCTTGTCTTCGTGATCGGTGCCATCGTCGTAAACCGACAGATCGCCATCATCGAACACCTGTTCGGGCGCGCGGGTGCGAATCTTGTGCAGCCAGCCTTCATTGACATCCTGCAGCAGCGGATTGGCGGCGCGATCGGTCTGCGCGGCGACTTCCACGCCGTGCCATCCGATCATGATCCGGTCGCGGCCCTGCTGTTTCAGGATCGCATCGCGGATCTTGGTCTCGAAATCAGGGCGGTGGCGCCAGGCGTCGATCGCGGTGTAGCTGCGCGCCCAGTCGAAATTGGTCTGGCGGCAGTGATAGCTGTTGCGTTCCGAATTGTCGGTCGGATCGGTAGGGTTGCGGCGATTGCCGGCGGCGGTGTTGGTGCGCCCCGCAATGGTGCGGGTCGCTTCCAGACCCAGCGTCTGGCCGACCTGCTGGGTCACGGGGACGATGTTGATCTTCTGAAGGAATTCGGACGATTCCTTCATCCGCTCCTCAAGCTTCTGCTCGACAGCGGGAGCGACGGCGAAACGCACGGTCGCATCGGGGACGTTGTTGATGAGCGCGATCTGCGAGACGTAGGCAGCGAAGAGGGCGCGGGTGGCATTCAGCATCGGGCCGGATCCTTGTTGGCGATAAGCGGGGCGCGTGGGTGGCTTTGCGGGGCCGTCAGCAATCGGTTCTGGAATATTGCCCGTTGGCACCATTGGCGGCAGGGCGGGCGGTGTAGGTGGGGGCAGGCGCTGCCTCGATCGTGTCCTCGACCTTTTTGAGCTTGACGCCCAGCTGATCGATTTCGCCCCGAACTTCGCTGCGCAGCCCGTCGATGGAGGTGGCGAAGGTCTGGCCCATCTGTTCGAACAGCGGCTTCATCTGCGAGAAATCGAAGGCCACGGTTTGATCGCTGTCCGGCTTGGCAGGGTCGATGCCAAGGATTTCCGGCTTCTCCGACTGTGGCCCGGCAAATTTCGCCGCGAAGCCGTCCAGCATCGTGCCCAGCTTCGACAGGTAGCCATCGGCGGCCGGGCTGTCACCCTCGGCCAGCTCCAAGGCCGCCGCATCGTCGCGGGACAGGTGAATGGTGCCGGGCATCTGCCGGTTGAACTGCAGGCGTTCGGTGGCGATGGAGGCCGGACTGTCGGTCAGCGCGCAGCCCATCAGATAGGCGTGGCCCTTGCCGCCGAAATTGGGCTCGATCTCGATCGAGGGATAGACCTTCTGGCCGGCATCATTGAGCTGCTTGGCTTCGTCCGTCACATCGAACACGCCGTAGAGCGCCTTGCGCTTCTCCGTCTTGCCGTTGAAATTGACGTCTACATCCCCGACCGAGAGTTCCAGCACATCGCCATAGGCGCGGAACGGCGCCTGGCCGCTGATGCCGCGAATATGTTCGATATTCAGCCGCGCGCCATAGGTCTTCGGATCGTAGCTGGCGGCCATCTCCTCGATCATCCTGGCGTCGATGGTGCGGCCGTCGACGGTGCTGCCGGCGGTGGCGAGGAGAAAGGGCTTGGTCTTCATGGTTCAGGCTCCGGTCGCGGTTGCGCGTTGCTGATGGGGAGCAAGGCCACCGGAACAGGCATCCTGTCCACGCGGGCGCGGTGTGACGCCGGGCTTTACCCGCACGGGCAATGGCCAGAGGGCCGCCGGACGGGTGCATGGCTGGGCCATGCACTCCGCACCTTCCTGCCGCGCCAAGGCGCCATTGCCCGTGCGCCACAAGCCGCCGGAGCGGGACGAAGGGCAACTGGCGCAGGAACATCTGCGCCGCATGGCCCGATCGCTGTTCTGGCAGGGCTGGCCGCTGGCGGAGATCGCGGAGGAGCTGGGCGTCAAATATCCGACGCTGGCCAGCTGGAAACGGCGCGATGAATGGGACAAGGCCGCGAGCGTCGATGTCGTGGAAGACCGGCTCGCGGCCAAAGTCGCGCTCTATCTGGACAAGGAGCCTTTCACCGAAGGCGACATGAAGCGCGTTGATTTCCTGATGCGGCAGATGGAGCGGGCCGCACGGATCCGCAAATATGACGAGACCGGCAAGGAAGGCGATCTCAACCCGAAAATCGCGCGGCGCAATGATGACGAGGCCAAGGCGAAGCGGGCGGACAAGCGCAAGAATTTCCTGACGCTGGACCAGTGGCAGGCGCTGCTGGACGATTTCCACGACAAGAATTTTGAATATCAGGAACTATGGTGGGAGCGTCGCAATGAACGCACCCGCAAAATTCGCAAAAGCCGCCAGGTTGGGGCGACTTGGTATTTCGCGCGTGAGGCAATGGCCAAGATCGCGGAAGCGGTGCTGGCTGGCGAGCAGCCCTGCAATCAGATTTTCCTGTCCGCCAGCGAGCGCCAGGCGCTCAAATTCCGGCGCGAAATCGTGGGCTGGGTTCGCCGCGTCACAGGGGTGGAGCTGAAGGGTAAAATCCTGATGCTCGACTTTGTCGGGCAGTATGACCGCCCCGATGGGGAGAACGCGGGACCGAGCCTGGACGCGAACGGCCTGTATTTCCTCTCGACCAACAGCGCCACCGCGCAGGGCGAAAGCGGCGATTTCTACTTTGACGAATATGCTTGGGTTCACGGCTTCCAGACGCTGAACAAGGTCGCCAGTGCGATGTCGACGCACACGATCTACAAGCGCACCTATTTCTCGACGCCTTCGACCAAAACGCACGAATCCTATGCCTGGTGGGCGGGTGAAGAGTGGAACCGGGGGCGCAAACGGGACAGGCAGCGGACCTTCGATGTTTCGCTCGCCAATCTCCGACGCGGCGCGATTATGCCCGATGGCAGCTGGCAGCACATCCTCACCATTCACGACGCGGTCGCGATGGGGCTGGAGAGGCTGGTCGATGTCGCGGAGCTGCGGAGCGAGTATTCTGAAGACGAGTTCCGCAATCTCTTCGAATGCGAAGATACAGACGATTCCGAGAGCAGCTTCCCCTGGGCGATGCTGGCGCCGGCGCGCGTAGACAGCCTGATGAAGTGGCGGGATTTCCAGCCCGCCCTGGTCGATATCCCCGGCGCCCGCCCGTTCGGCGATCTGCCGGTGTGGATCGGTTACGACCCGAACAAGCAGGGCCGCGACGATGCCGCGCTGATCGTACTGGCGCCGCCAGCGCAGGCAGGGCGCGGCAAGTTCCGCCTGCTCGAAAAGCATCGGTTGAACGGCCTCGATTTTCAGGGGCAGGCCGATTTCATCGAGCGGATCGCCGCCCGCTATAACGTCACCGATATCGCCATCGATACGACCGGCCACGGCCTCGCTGTGTGGGAACTGGTGAGCCGCTGGTTCCCGCTCGCCCGCAAGATCGAATATTCACTCGCCAGCAAGACCGCGCTGGTGATGAAGGGGCAGAACGTCTTCCGCAATCAGCGGATGGAATTCGATGCCGGGTGGACGGACGTGTTGCAGGCGCTGATGGCGATCCGCCCGGCGCTGACCGGCAGCCAGCGCGGCGTGACCTATATCGCGAAGCGCAATGGCCAAGTGGGCCATGCCGATATCGCATGGGCGCTGCTGAACGCGCTTTCCAACGAACCGATGGATGCCGGCACCGCGCATGAACAGCGCGGCGGGCGGGTGTCCTTTTCCGATTGAGCGGCGACACGAAGGGAACCCGCATGACGACCGATCTTGCCACAGTTGATCAGGAACAGGCCGCCGCCGGCCCGATGATGTTCACCTTCGGCGATGCCGAGAGCATCCTCGATCGCCGTGAGCTGAGCCAGTATTTCGAGATCTGGCACAATGGCCGCTGGTATGAACCGCCGCTGCCGATGGACCGGCTCGCGATCGCGTTCAACATGTCGCCGCATCACCGCAGCGCGGTGGCGATGAAGATCAACCTGCTGGTCTCCCACCAGCAGCCTAGCCGATGGCTCTCTGCCGATGATTTCGAGCGGTTCGCGCTCGACTTCGTACAGTTGGGCAATGGCTATCTGGAGGCGGTGCCCAACATGGCGCACCGCATCGCGCGGATGCGGCATTCCCCGGCGCGGCACACCAGGCGGGGGCGGGAGGACGATGTGTTCTGGTTCGTCGGCCAGATCGGGGAGCAGGATCATCGCTTCGCGCCGGGCCGGGTGTTCCAGCTGCAGCAGCCGGATGTGGCGCAGGAAATCTACGGCCTGCCCGAATGGCTCGCCGCACTGCAAAGCGGGCTGCTGAACGAAAACGCCACGCTGTTCCGGCGCCGCTATTATCTCAACGGCGCGCATATGGGCTTCATCCTCTATGTCAGCGATGCGCTGGCGGACCCGAAGATGGCGGATGCGATCGAGGATCGCCTGAAACAGTCCAAGGGCGTCGGCAATTTCAAGAACATGTTCCTCTACAACCCCAACGGTAAAAAGGATGGCATTCAGCTGATGCCGGTGGGGGAAGCGGCCGCGAAAGACGAGTTTTCCAGCATCAAGAACATCAGCCGCGACGATCTGCTGGCCGCGCATCGCGTGCCGCCCCAGCTGATCGGCATCGTCCCTCAGAACAATGGCGGGTTCGGCAAGGTCGATGAAGCGCTGGATGTGTTCTACGAGCTGGAAATCGTGCCGATGATGCGGCGCATGCTGCGCATGAACGACTGGCAGGGCGTCCGGCTGCTGTCCTTCCGCGATTACACCTGCGCCAATGGCGATCGCATCACCCAGGAGGGGGAGCGAATCCCGGCCGGCGCTTTGCGATAGATCTGCCCGCCGGGAAGGCGGGGGACCGGGCGCGGCAACGCCCAGTGCCGACGACCTGCATCGTCACGACCCCAATCGGTCCCGCCATGGGGCCATCCCGCCTGCCGTCGAGCGGCCGGGCGGGTCTAGAAGGATCAGGTTAATGACGAGTAATCATGCGTTCGCGGTTCCGCTGAAGCCGGTCGAGCCCGTCCGCCCTGCCGCGCCCTATATTGGCGGGAAGCGCAATCTGGCGCGGCGCCTGGTGCCGCTGATCGCGGCCACGCCGCATGCCTGCTACGCCGAAGTGTTCGTGGGTATGGGCGGGGTGTTCTTTCGCCGGACGGAGCGGCCGAAGAGCGAGGTCATCAACGATTGGGCGGACGATGTGGCGACCTTCTTCCGGGTGCTGCAGCATCATTATGTGGCGTTTCTGGACATGCTGCGCTTCCAGATCACAAGCCGCACGAATTTCGAGAAGCTGGCCCGGCAAGACCCTTCGACGTTGACCGATCTGCATCGATCGGCGCGGTTCCTTTATCTGCAGCGCCTAGCGTTCGGCGGGAAGGTGGCTGGGCGCAATTTCGGCGTGGATGTGACCGGGCCGGCGCGGTTCGACGTGACGAAGCTGGGGCCGCTGCTGGAAGCGATCCATGAACGCCTCGCATCGGTGAAGATTGAGCGCCTGCCATGGCGCGCTTTCATTGCCCGCTATGACCGGCCCGGCACGCTGTTCTATCTCGATCCGCCCTATTACGGCAGCGAGGGCGATTACGGCGCCGATCTGTTCGGCCGTGACCAGTTCGAATTGATGGCCGAGCAACTGCGCGGCCTGAAGGGGCGCTTCATCCTGTCGCTGAACGACCATCCCGAGGTGCGCCGGATATTCGCCGGGTTCGATGTCGCTGAAGAGCAGGTCCGCTACACGATCGCCGGCAATGACAACGGCAAGATGGCGGGCGAGCTGGTGATTACAGGCGGCGGATCCTAGCCCGCTCCGCCTCTGCGCGGCGCTTGTCTTCCAGTTCCTCCCAGCGGCGCCGGGAATAGCGTTCCAGATCCTCCTTCGTCAGGGGGATGAGGGGCGTCATTTCCGGCGCCAGCTCATGCTCCTGTGCCGGCCGCTCTATCGTGTAGCTGCGCAGCACGCTCAGCACTTTCTGCAGCAGCGCCTGTTCCGCGATACGCGTATCCACCCTCCGCCGGTCGAACAGGGTGGGCAGAGCGGACCGGGGCGCCATCGCGATCGCGATGTGCAGGTTCCGCTCCAGTTCGTCATCGGGCACGCGAATCATCTTCATGCGCCAATGAGAACATAAATGGAACATCGGGGCAAGGGCCGCGCGTTGACGTGACCGATGCCCTCGACCCCGTTCACCCATGATGCCCCCAGCCTGAACGCCGAACTCCCGGTCCGCCACCCGGCGCGCCGCGCTCGCCCCCACGCCACGCCTTCGGCTTCTCACTGGCGGATTATGCATGATCCACCGAACCCGCTTGCCCTGGCGGAAGGGGGTGGGGTCGGGAAACAGGTGATATCTGTAATATCGTGCGATCGACGGGATTAAGTGCCTGAAATAATGTGGGAAAAATATCACCTTCTGACTGTGATATCCTGTGATATTTGGCGGCGAGAAAAGGTATATCGTTGATAACAATATGTTTTTTGAAAATGAAACATCACTCTTGAATGTAGCAATCTCATCACTTCAATATCACTGATTTATTACCTCACATCCCTTTGAAATTGCTGGAATATCACAAATATCACCTGTTTCCCGCACATACCCGGCACCGTAGCCATGGCGGACGGGAAACTGCGAAATACGTCTGCGTCCCCTCCAGGTGACATCGCCAAAGGCCCACCGGCGCGGTGTATGCGGAATGTTGCGAAGAGGGATTGCCGGTGTGCGCCGGTTGGTCGGCCGCTAAAAGGTTAGCCAACGACAACCGGGCGGCGCGGGATTGCGTGGGGCGGCGCGGGAGGGTTAGCCAAACTAACGCGTTGAACTGCCTGACTTCAGGCAGTCCCTCCACTCCTGCCAGTCCCTGATTCCGATTGCATCGCAAGGCGGGAACCGAGCGGACTCTCCGATCATTTTACCGGTTGCAGATAAGACCGGAAAATGAGGACCGCCAACATGTCGAGTTTCAACTTCCGCAGCAGCCGTCCCGATGCCTGGACGCAGCCCCGTGCCTATCGCGATGCCAGCCTGCGCTATCACGTGCACGGCCCGATCCAGCCCATGCATCAGCCCAGTTTCCTCGACCGCCTGTTAGGCCGCGTTTGA